CATTATACATTAATATAATATTTTTTTTCTATTAATAATTATATGAGTAGATTTTTTAATGGTACAGAAACAACAAGAAGATTATTACAAAATAATACAAGAAATAATAGTAGTATAAATGAAACAATAAAAGCAATAGAAGATAATGATAGAAATGGAGTTAAAAATTTTGATTGGAAAACAGTAGGTATTAATTTTGGTGTTGCGTTTGGTGCTGGTGCCGCTATTTATGGAGGTCATAGATTAATAAAATATGGTTTAGACCGTCAAGCAGAACAAAATCAAGAAGAAATACCACCAGTGGTAGAAGTAGAAATACAAGGGGCGGATTACGGTTTAAACTATTAATTTAAAAATCTAGTAGATTTATCAGTAGTATTTAATTCATTTTCAATTAAATCTGTTTTTTCAACGTGTTCTTTTTCAACGTCCTTATTTAACTTAACTTTCTTTTTGTTATTTTTTAAATATACTTTTTGAACTTTTAGTTTCATATATATTTATAAATTAAAAAAATTATAAAAGTCCATAACTATAAGAAATACTATCAATAACTAAATTAATTCTTTTTAATTTTAATAATTTTGTATTATCATTAATACTTTTATCTTCTTCAATATGTTTTTTTTTAGATTTATAAAAGTCCAATTGTGTTTTAGCAAAGCATACTTCGTCTGGATAAAAAAAATTATAAAGCATTATACTTTATTATATAAATTTATTTAAATTAAAATTATTATTAAGTGGAATTTTATTATTTTTAATTCCTTTTAAGTTTTGGTACATACTCGCTTTTACACCTTTTTCTGTTTTTTTATTTCTAGTACCTATTTTATATTGAACCATAGTTTTACCTTGTATAGGTTCAATTAATTTAGTAATCTCACTATACATATATATTATTAAAATATATTAATCTATTTTATTATATACTAAATCTGCGGTTTTGGCACTATGAAGCATATCTTTTCCTAATTTATTTTTTTCCTTCAAACTCATATTAGTATCATTATATTTATGACTAATATAGATACTTCTTAATAAACTAGTAGAAACTTTTTTATTTTTATAAGTTTCAAATAAACTATTTAAATTTTTTGTTATACCATTCGCACTCATAGGTGTATTGTCCTTAACATTAATTAATAGATATTTACTATTAGTAATATTTAACCAATCCTTAATTAATTTTTTTAAAACCTTATCACTAAATTTAATAATCTGTTCACCATTATATTTTTTTGTTTTATATTCATTTAATTTAAAATATGGTTGAGTATTTAGAATTAGATAATTTTTATTTGGTTCTGTTTTACTATTAGTAGTTAGTACTTCCATATCGGCAAAATCATTACGTACTACTGGAAATGCGACACCAGAATATAAATATAATAATAAATATTGTTGTATAAGTATTTTTTGTTTGTTTGTTAATTTATTAGGGTCTGCGTCTAGGAAGGGTCTAGTGTCTTTCTTTAATGTTTTTAAAAGTTTTAAAATTTCTGGATATTCTATCCAATTATCATTTTGCGTCTGTGATTTTTTTTGTTCTTCATAATTATCAACTACTTCACCTTGTAATTCTTTTATTTTATTATTATACTTTTCTACAACACTTTCAAATTTTTTTTCTTTTTGTATGGCAACAACAACCGCAACTAAATAGTTTTTCAAAGTTGTATTCGCTTTTTTATTTAATACTTCTAAAACTTTATTATAATCTTTTAAGAAGTCTAAATCTTTAATTTCTTTTTCACCTGTGATTAATTTACTTAAAATATGTAGATTAGCAATATAAGTTTTAATACTTGTCTCGCTCGCATTTGGTTTGTTTTTTTTTATAAGTTCTTGTAAATTCATTATATATTTATATTAGATTTTATTTTTAGATTTATTAATTTATAATATCAATTTTAATTTTTAATTATTTCCAATTGGTTAAAATTTTTAAATATTCTTTTACTTTTAGGTAATAATAAATTCACAAACATAAAATTGTAAGGTTTATCAAAAACATAATCATATAACATATCTGCCTCATTCATATCTACAGGTAAAAACTCGTCTGCGAAAACGTCTTTTTCTTTTTGTGTACTATCAAAAAACCATATTTGATTGAGTTGTGAGCGTATTTGTAAAGGAATAGTTTTAATCTTTTGCGAAACTATAAAAGTCTGTAATGAACTATGTTTACCTAAAATATGCCTGCCATTAAAACATATTTTTTTAAATATTCTCATACTTGCCTTATCACCATTAATCCAAGCAACAGCATCGTCCAGCATAATAGCAACTCGGTGGGGCTCGTCTTCTTCGCCTTCGTCCTTCTCATTATCTATAATTTCTTGAATAATTTGTGCTAAATTATCATTATCACCTAGACTTATTAATTTTTCTTCAGGTAAGCGTAAGTCCATAGTTAGACTAGGACTAATATAATAAACAGAATGAAAAACATTATTATATAAATTACTATCTTTAGTACCATATAATAATGTTTTAATTAAACTAGATTTACCACTAGCAGGTAAACCAATAATCGCACTACAATTTACATAATTTAAAAAAGGTTCTAGATTTTCAGGCCTATCAGCAGTAGCAAATTTTGCGCCAGATACTTCTATATTATTCTGCCTTTCTATTACCCTCATTTATATTATTATTATTTATTTTTTTTAACATTTTTTCTGCTAATTCATTATTAGTAGCAATTCGTGCTAATAGTGCTGCCTCACTATCAATAGATTTGTTCATAACGGTTAATGTAGAACTAGGATTAAAATTAAATTCTGCTAATAAAATAAAAGTATATGGAAGACCATTAAAATTAATAGTATTATCACGACTATCTGTTATTTTTATTTCTATTCGTTTTATAGAACTTTGACTAATTTTATGTTTGAACGGTTCGGCACCCTCGTCATAATATAAAATATTATATGGTTGTAAATCTATAGGAATAACTAGTAATTCACCACTACCAGTATCATTTTTTGTAGTAGCAACATTTGAACCAACTAAATTACTTTTAATATGTAGACCGTCTAATCCGTCAGCCATATCTATTACATTTTGACTTGTGGCAGCAGAACTTGTTGTAAAGGTAATATCTGTATTATCAAATCCTAATAATCTATTACACGCATTAGAAACATTAGTACCACTTGAAAATAATATAGTTGTATTTAAGGCATTAGTACCACTTGTTATTAAAAAACTAACTTTACCAGTTATACTACTAAAAGTAATAGAATATTTATAATTTAATTGTGTTTCTGCTTCTAATAAAGTTGTAATGGTTGATAATAATTCTGTAATATTATAATTTCCGTCTGGAATAGTAATTACATAAGTATTAGTAGTTCCGCCAGTTTGTGTTTCTTTTATATCTAATTTATTATTTTTTTGATTAGAACTTAAAGTATAGAAACTGAATGGAATAAATGCTTTTTTTAAATGTAAAACTATATTTTCGTCTTTGCGTGCTACAACTTCACTTTCTAATTCATAAAATTTATGTCCGTCAAGTGTGCTTATTAGTGTACCATTTTTAGAATTTAATACAATTTCTACTGGTAATCTAGGGACATAATTATCTTTACTATTCATATATATTATAATATATTTTTTAATTTAAATTTAAGCCAACATAGGATTTTCTGCCTGTTGTATATCACCAGTAGGAACTTGAGGCATACTACCTATACTTTGTGCTAGTCTATCTATTTGCCTTTGTTCGTTAATTCTTGCCTCAACACTTGCCTCCCTAACAGGTCTTAAATCACCAGCCATATCCCTTTCAAATTCCATTTCTTGTCTAACAGATTGAGGGTCATTAGGCCCCATACTACCACCCATATCTAATTCTAATTGAGCTTGTCGTTGTTCTTGTAAACTTGGTGGCGAGTATGTCCCTTCTTCACCAGATAATCTATTTTGTCTTCTTTCTGTTAATGTTTGTCTTCTTAAAGATTGTCTTGCTCTTTTATCAACCGTAGACTGTCTTAATGGTGGACGTTGTCTAGTTGGATTAGTATTGCGTTGTTGTTGTGCCTGTACATTTGCTAAATTATTATTTGCTTGTTGAATTTCTTGTAAAGAATTTTGTGCTACTTGTTGAAGTTGATTACCTACTGCTTGACCTAATCCTGCCTCTACTAAATTTCTACCACGATTTAAAATATTTACTTCGTTTTGTATTCTATCTAATTGTCTTTCATTTCTAAAAATATTCATTCTATTCATAAAAGCGGCACCTGCCCCTAACCCGCTCATTGTACCTAATGCTAAAGTTGTAGGGGTCATTGCGTCATAAATATTAGACATAGTAGGGCTTGGTGTAGGTGCTGGTGTAGGTGTGGGTGCTTGTGGTGGTGGGTCTGGCGAATTAGTTGGTGGTGGTGGTGGCGAATTATTACTGCTTGGAGTAGGTGCTGGTGGTGGTTGAGGCCCTCTTTGTTGAACGGTAGCAATAATAGTTTCTTGTAAAGGGTTTGTGCCTGAGGGTCTATTAGAATTAATAAAACTTCTAAAATAATTTAATTTAGACTTTAAGGTTTTATAAGCATTTGATATTTCACTTCTACTTGGTATATATTCGTTTGCGGTATTAGCAAATTGTTTAGTTTCACCATATAATTCAAATAAATCTGTTGCTGATAATTCACCATTATTATATTTCATTAAAACTTCTTCATATTTCTTTTTCATATTCTTATAATCTTTTATAGGTTTGGCGAATTCTTTTTTAGTTTCACTTGATAATCTTTCTTTAATATCTTTAACTGCTATTTGTGGATTATATAGTGGTAATGGTGGTACAGTTTGTTTTAATCTACTTGCTATATTTTCTAATGCTTGTCCACCAATAGTCCTTGTTTCTAATTTAGATTTAACTTTTTTTGCCAATTTTTTAAATTCTTTTTTAGGCATTTTCTTTTGTTTTTTCTTTAGGTCTTTTTTAATTTTTTTCTTATCAACTTTTTTTTTCTTATCAACTTTTTTTTTAAGTTTATCTTTAGGCACTTTATTCTTTTCTTCAACCATATATTATATAATTATAAAAAATATTTAATTAAGATTTTAAAATAATTGTTTGATAGAAACACCTAGTTTACCACTTTGCTTTAATGCGTCTTTCGCTTGTTTTAGTCGTGCCGCTTTAGATAAATTCTTTTTGAAAAACGGTTGTTTTGGAATGTCCTTGATTGATTTAAAACCAGCCATAGTAGCAGGATTAAAACTTCCTTTACTAATTGCTTTACTATTTGATTTAACACCAGATAAAGCAGTAGACGCTGCTAACTTAACTGCTTTTCTTGGTACAACAGCGTCATATGATACACCACGAATGGTTTGTTTTAATCCAACTTTAGCACCTTTCTTTAATGTTTTCTTTAATGCTGTTTTGGCAGTTTTCTGTGCGACACCTTTAGCAGTAGATTTTAAACCGCCTTCAGCAACACCTTTAACAACACCTTTGCCTACAGATTGTTCCGCCGAAGAACCTAAATTTGCTGGGATTAATCCTAAAGGCATTAGACTTGTATTTATGATTGTATCCATATCACCTTGTCGTAATTTCTTTTGTAGTTTTCTATTGCCAACTAATTCTTCAGCATAACCGATACTTGATAAAGGGGCCGTAATAATTCCAGTTGCTAATTGAACTGGTGATAAAAAACCTACAGGCCCCATTTTCTTACCAATGGGGTCATTCTTTGCTATAAACTTTTCTGGTGCTTGAAGTGCCCTGCCAGTCATAGCAAATCCGTCTTGAAAACCATAACCAAATTTTTTATTAAACCCTGCCTTGTTTAATTTGTTTTCTGTTTTCTTTGCTACCTTTTTTACTTTTTTAACTGTTTGTTTTGTTTCCTTTTTAATTTTTTTACCAATATCTTTAAAACCCCGATTAATTTTATCAAATAATCCCATTATAATTATAGATAGAAAATAATTTTTATTAAAGTATTTAAAACTATGAAAAATTCTTCATAGTGTAAAAATTGAGATAAAATACTTACATAATAACGTAAATATAAGTAAAACGTCTTACATATATAAGTAAATAAATCTAAAAGTGAGTGTTTAAGGAATAAAAAATATTTTTTATGAGTATTTTAGTCATTTTTAGATTTATTTACTTATATATACAAAAAAAATAAGTAAGATATTATGTATTTAAGTAAGTTTAGTATTTATAATTTACCGTCGCATATTCTTTATTTTTTTTTTAATACGAATAGGTGCTATATTTTCCTCAACAACTTTATTTGCTAAATCAACACTTTTACCAACAGCCCCAATACTTCCCTTTATACCTTTTGTAGTTCTATTAATATTATTTTTTATACCTTTAGTAGTTTTACCAACAGCCGATTTTATACCTTTTGTAGTTTTATTAACTATAGATTTGAAATATCCCATTATAATACTATATATTATATTTATTTATTTATTTATTTCTTTTTATTAGTTCTATTTATAATTGCGGCTGTCGTTGCTCCTGTTGCTACTCCGCCTATACCAGCGGCTAATGCTTTTTCAGCCAAACTTATAGATTTATCTATAGCAATATTTTCAGCACCACCTCGCAATAAACCACCAACATAATTGGAAGCCCTTTTCCCTAAATTTACTGTTCCCTTTGCTTTTCTCGCCGCTAATTGTTTCCAAGTTTCATTTGCCCGTGCCTCTTTTAAAATTTCTTTTAACATTTTTTTAACTTTTTCATTACCCCTTGATTTTCTACTTTCCCTAACACCCATTATTAATTTTTCGGCTAATCTTTCAGCTGCGTCTTTACTTAAAGCAGTTTTAGAAGCCTTTGCTAAATCTTTTCCCAGTTGTTCACTAAGTAAATGAAATGCTTGTGTTTTAGTCACACCTAATTGTCGTGTTGCTTTTATTAATTCACCGCCCCTATATAAAGCACTTGGTAATGCCTTGACTTTCGCAAGTTTAGATTTAATACCACGAACTATTCTTGGAAGACCTTGTCTTTTAAATCCTTTTATTGCTTCTTTAGTTCCTGCTTTAAATCCTTTCACTGTTTCTTTTACAGCCTTACCACGAATAATACTTGGCACAACCTCACTTAAAATATTCATTTATATTATTAATAAATAAAAAAAAAATATTAATAATTTATTTTTTGATTATATTAATTCTAAATCTATCTTCTATATTTTTAATACTTTTGTTTAAACTATTTTTATTCCAAAGTAAATGTTTGCTCCAAAACCCAGCCGTATTAATTCCACTTTTATTCCAATTTTCTCTTTTTTTATGTCTTGCCAAATATAATTTTTTTCTATTAGGGTTTTTGTGTAGTGTGAAGTCGTCATAGCGACTATCACCAAAATTTATAGTTTTACCATTTATTATTTTAAATTTTTTATTTTTACTTTTTGATTTCTGTAAAGTATACGATTTCATATATTATTATAATATAATATTTATTGAAATCTTCTTTTGTACTGATAATTAGGCATTAAAGTAATTTCACCATTTTTTGCTTTTCCTAAATCTGTATTAGGTTGTGTAATATAATTAATTTTACTTCCTATTGCCGTTGTATTTTTACTAGATAAAGATAATTGCCCTGGCCTATTATTCAATGCTCCTACACCACTATTCATATATATATTGTAAATATTTTTTTTTTTAATTAATTAATCTATCGCACCGAATACATACGGCCATCGGCAGTAAAGTGGAGCGACATATCAATTGAGGTAATGAAATCTACACGATAGGCACCTGATAGGGAAGTATCAATTTTAGGACGGAAGGACATTTGGCCTACTGTTGAAAGGTTTGCGCCTGAGTATGTAGAAGGGTTAGTAGCAGAGTTAAAATCTTCTAGTACTAAACCAGCAAGGAATTTCTGGGCTGTTCCCTGTGTATTAGAATAGAATAATGTTCTTGTTGTGGCAGTAGTGATTAGTGTATTGTGATTTAAGTTTCCAATCTGGCCGAAACAGTCTAGTAAATTTGCGTATGCCTGTGCGTAATTAGTATTACTTACTTGGATTGGCTGGGTAGGATACATTTTCCCGCTAATCTCGAAGCTATATTCCCCAACGGCCGCAGAAGAACGTGTACCTAAAGAAAATTTATCACGATTAGCAATATCTGCTTCTAATCGCATACAGGCAAGAATATATTTAGCACTTCTTGGATTAACCGAAAATGGAACGGTCTGCTGTCCAGATACACCAGAATTTAAGGCAGCCTGATTATGTAGGAAACTTTCGGTGATATAATTTACACCAGTATCAGCAGCACTTGCCATAGTAGCCTCAAAGTTAGCATTAAAAGCAGAATTAAATTTAATCTGTTTAGCCCTGATTTGAACTTCACTTACGGCATAAGCCGCGACGGTATTTGCGGCAGTATTAATTTTTAAGGCAGTAGCAGCGTCTTCTAGCTCAATAATAATTGCTGGCGACTGACCAATTAAATATCCTAGCGGAAGTAGGTACTGCCCACTAGTAAATCCAGTCATTAGTCTATCTACCATAGTTAATGAAGAACCGTCTGCCTCACTTGTGGCATTTGCCCCAGCAATTTCAGTCGCACCATTAGGGTCGCCGTTAGGTGAACCTCCTGCTAAAAGTTGTTCAATTCCTTTTTTATGATTTTCGCCCATAGTATAATCGTCCATAATATTAGAAATAAGGTTATAGTTATTAACATATTCTACCTGCTCGCCCTGCGAATTTAAAATTGTAATAGATTTGATTAGATTAGATAGTTGAGTTTTAACAGCAGTTTCACTTGTAGAAGCGCCTGCCGTATCGTGAGAACGATTAGTGAATTTTAAAGAAACAACACTATCGCTCCAATCTAACCACGATTTATCGGCGACTGGTAAATTTATACGAATAAATTTATTGCTGTTTGGATTATAACTAGATAATTCACTACGGAAAATAACTAGTTCACTTTCGGCTGCGGTGGCTTCAACTGCGCTACTACTGAATTTAACTTGCTCTGGGTTCATTATATAATATGTATAATATTTTAATTTTGAATTATTAACAATTAAATTTAATTAAATTTAATTAAATTATAAATTTAATTAAAGTTTATTAACAGGTGTTGCTACCACTTCGTCCATTTCCATTTTATCTGGAACTTTCCTATGAATTTTAATACAATCACTAACTTCTATATCTGTACAACGACTACGTTGGCATATAGTCATTCCACTCAATAATAAATTTCCAATTATTAAAATTGTATTAATATCCATACTTTATTATAATATTTTTTTTAAATCTAACCTTGCTGATAAATACAGCCACATAATACAGCAATTATATCATTATCTAATATTCTTGTTTTAAATCCATTAGGAATATTATTAAAATCTATATCCATAGTTATTTTTGCTATTGAATAATTATGTAATATATCGTCTTCTTGTAATTCTCCATAACCAACAATAATACTTGATTGTATATAATCACCATTTTCAAAATTTCCATTACTATTACAAACCCATATCGCACCTTCACCAATACTATTAATATATAATCTATTTTTATCTTTTTCGTCTACTTTTACAAATCCAAAATCCATACCTTCCCTATCTTCATTATCCTTTTCATATTTTGCTATAACCCCCAGAACAGATTTACATTTTCTTTTACTACATAATTCTACCATAGGAACAGCATTATCAACGTCTATATCGTCTATATATAAACTATCATATTTTCCAGTAGATACAACT